CATACAAGTACAATAGCAGACCATAGGCCGGGTTAGGCGCATTATCTGTAAATCTTTTAGATTTCTTTTTTACCCTATGGCTGATTGTTTGCTTCGTCCCCGCCAGCATCGTGAGTGCTGGTGCCGAGCTGTCCCGGTCGGGGGTGGAGACTAGACCGTGGTCTGCTCCGCTGTCATCAGGGCGACGAGTCCTTTTATTTCGTAGCCCTTGAATGTGACTACCTTGTCTGGCCACCCATCGCCCTTGCCGAAGTTGTTGTGAACTTCAATGCTCACATCCCCATCGGGGTGGTGGGTGACGAATACTTGTCTGGTACCCATTTCATCTTCTCCTTATTTGGTTGGTGGCCTTGTGGCCATCGTGGACTGCCCGGTCTCGCTCCGGGCGGCAGGCCAAGCCTGCTCAGTCCTCCAGCTAACCCTCAACCACCGTGAACTGGCGGTGCGAGTCAACTCGTGTCCAACCACGCTCTTTGTTGCGTGGGTCTTGCCAGTTGGTACTGCCATCCTTTTTGTAACTCACCGAGTTGTAGGAGTTACGACTCTGGGAACGCTCCCAAGTGGAACCGGAAGTGCCGTGTCCGTACACATCGCCGGTTGTGTTGATGTCAATCAACTCATAGCGGAACACGGAGCAGACCTTCCGGTCTAACCCTTTGTCAAACTTGGCGTTGGAAAGGATGCGTAGCGTCACAACGTGTTCAGCCTTTTTCATCGGGCTCCACTCCAGCGTGCTGAGGCTTACGCCGCACCATTCGCTGGTGTCGTTGATTGTCACTACGTCCCCCTTCCTCAACTGGTAGGTGGATTTGGTTTTCATCTTTGTTTCTCCTTGTTTGTTGATTGGGCTACTTGCCCTATCGTTCCCTGCCCGGTCGTGAACCGTTGGCGGGCCGAACCCGCTAGGGAGGAGGGAAGATGTTTTATCTGGAGTTGTCAAGTATCTGTTTTGTCCGAGGAGCCTCTAGTTGCTCATCCCCTTACAAATACAATAATAGCATAGGGTGGGCTAGATAGCAAATCGGGGTTTTTGGAAAACACCAAAACGACCGTCACCCACCCCAATACTCGCTCACCTATGATGCGGTTGACCGTAGTGCCACCTTGTTGGCCGGGTGTCCAAGTGGCCGTCATCTTCGCCGCTTGCTGACCCCACCCAACAAGCGAGGCACAGATGCCGAAATACAAAGTCACAGGCGGCCAAGACGGAACCTCCGGCGTAACCATTGACAAGAAGTGGTACGCCCCCGGTGAAACGATTGAAGCCGTAGCCACAAAAGTTCGTTGGCTCGTTGAACAAAACTACCTCGCCGCAATCGGCAAAGCACCCGTCAAGGTTGCCGCTGCCCCAGCTCCCGAGGAGGCCGAGTAATGCCCACTTTTGTTCACGGTAAAACATCCAAAGTTTATGTAGACGAGTTCGACTTGTCCGGCTATTTCAATGCCGCCGATGCGACTATCACCAACAGCACCGAGGACACAACCGCTTTCGGCGCAACCTCAAAAGCGTTCATCGTTGGCCTCCAGGACGGCACCGTTTCTTTGTCCGGGATGTGGTCGGCTGACACCGACGGCTCCGATGAGGAACTCCAAGCCATTCTCGGTGCGACCACCACGCCGCTGCTAACGATTGCTGAGGATGCCGGGTCTATCGGCAACCGTGCGATTGTTGCTAAAGCCCACGAAACCTCTTACGCAGTCTCGAATCCCGTTGAAGGCGTGTCGGCTGTGTCTGCTGATTTCCAATCCTCTACCGGTGGCACCACAAACGTGACTCACGCCATTTCAGCCGGGGTTCAGTTGACGACCGGGGCGAGCATTGCGTTCGGTTCGCTCGGCGACCTGGGTTCGGTAGACAACGCCGCTTCATCCGCTAACGGCGGCATTGGCGTTCTTCATGTCCCCACCAACACCGTCGCTGGTGGTGTGACCACCATCAAGGTTCAGCATTCCGCTGACGATGCTTCGTGGGCTGACCTCATTACTTTCTCGTCTGTGGCTGCTGCCACGGCGACAAGTGAAATGTCCGCAGTAAGCGGAACTGTAAACCGTTACCTTCGGGCGACGGCATCCACCGCCGGAGGTTCCGGCTCAATAACATTCGCGATAACTTTCGCACGATTCTAGGAGAATCATAATGCCTACTTTTGTACACGGTAAATCCACCGACTTCGCCATTGACGACACGAGCGGCACCAGCCGCAACATCAGCAACGTTTCCGATTCCGTTGACTTCCCTGAAACCATTGAAACCGCCGAGGTAACTGCCTTCGGTGCGACCTCCAAGTCTTACATCGTTGGGTTGCGTGACGCATCCATTTCGGTGTCCGGCACTTGGGACGCAACGGTAGACGGATACTTCATCGGCACCGAACCAGCATCCCGTTCATTTATTTTCGGGCCAGCCGGTTCCACCTCAGGCAATGTAAAATACACAGGTGAAGCAATCCTCACCAACTACAGCGTTTCTGCTGGTGTTGGCGATGCGGTTACTTTCTCTGCTGATTTTCAAGTCACCGGTGATGTAACCCGCGGCACGTACGCTTAACAAATCCCCAACATAAGGAAGAGTGACCCAAGTGTCCATCCGTAACAAAATCCGTCAAGCCCAAGACCGGGCATCCGAAATCATTGAAGTCCCAGAATGGGATGTCACCGTGGAGGTTCGGTCTATGACTGGCACTCAGCGTTCCGCTGTCGTTTCGGCTTTGACTTCCGACGACGGCGAAGGCAACAAACTCGCTGCCCTGTGGGGCGAGACTCTCGTGTCTTGTCTCCACGACCCTGAAACCGGTGACCCGGTGTTCGAGGCCGAAGATGTTGAATGGCTGCTATCTGAGAAATCATCTGAGGTGCTTGATCGCCTTGCCCAAGTTTGTCTCCGCATTGGCGGCATTACTGAAGGCGCAGTTGATGAGGCGGGAAAAGACTCCTTGGGTTCCCCGACCAGCAAGGACGAGTAGAACCTGAACGCAGGTTCTACTTTCGCCTTGCCCGTGACCTCGGAATGACTGTCAAGGAACTCCTAGACCGCATCGACAGCACCGAAATCACCGAGTGGGCAGCCCTCTACAAGATTGAGGCAGACGAACACAAACGACAAATGGATAAGGCGAAAAGCCGCAGGAGATAAAACATGGCAGCAATGACCACCATAGTCAAAGCGATTATTACAGCCGACGCTGCCAAAATGAAGAAGGGGTTGGCCGAAGCCGAAACTGGTTTAGCCAAGTTCAGTAAAAAGGCTAAAGCCACCGGCAAGAAACTAACTATGTCGGTGACGCTGCCGATGGTGGCGGTAGGTGGTGCTGCGTTAAAGTCAGCGGTTGATTTTGAAGCGTCCATGACTCAGATTGAGTCGCTGGTGGGTTTATCCGCTGAAGCGGTCGCCGGATTTACCGAAGACGTAAAAGGCTTATCGGGTCAAACTGCTCGTGCGCCCAAGGAACTCGCTGACGCTATGTTCTTTATTACGTCGGCTGGTTTGCGTGGTGCTACGGCGACCGACACTCTGGCTGCTTCTGCTAAAGCGGCGGCTGTTGGGTTGGGGGACGCTGCGACGATTGCTGACCTGGCGACTTCCGCGCTCAACGCTTACGGCGAAGAAAACTTGTCTGCCACCGACGCGACCGATGTAATGGTTGCTGCTGTGCGTGAAGGTAAGTTGGAGGCTTCTGAGCTTGCCGGGTCTATGGGGCGTGTGCTGCCTATCGCTTCGGCGATGGGAGTCAACTTTAATGAGGTTGGTGCGGCGTTCGCTGCGTTGTCTCGTACTGGTACGAATGCCGCTGAAGCAGCGACTCAGGTTCGAGGCATTATGGCTTCGCTGCTGCGTCCCACGAAGCAGGCCGAAGAAGCCCTCACCGGGATGGGTTTATCATCAGCCGGGTTGCGTAGCCAGTTGAAAGAACAAGGATTGCTGGCCACCCTGAAAACGTTGTCTGAAAAGTTTGACGGCAACTCTGAAGCCGCTGCGTCGGTGTTCGGTAACATCCGTGCGCTGTCCGGTGTAATGGACTTAATGGGTGCCAACGTTGAAGGCACCGAAGCCATTTTTGCTTCTATGACTGATACGACTGGTGCGCTCGACCGGGCGTTCGCCATCACTAGCGAAACCGCCGCATTCAAGTTACAGCAAGCAATGGCTGATGTGAAGTTGGCTCTCGTCAATATCGGTGAGGTGCTTATCCCGGTGATTGTTCCGGCGATTCAGAAACTCGCTGAGTGGGTTTCTGCTGCCGCCGACAAGTTTGCGAACCTGTCGCCGTTTATGAAAAAAACGGTGCTGGTCGTTGTCGGGTTGGTGGCGGCTCTTGGGCCGTTGCTGATGATCGCCGGGCAGGTCGCTACGGTGATGGGTGCGTTGGCTGGTACAGCATTAGCGGCTGCCGCGGGGACGATTGCTTTGACGGTCGGCATTGCGGCTCTTGTTGCGGTTCCGTTATTCTTGTGGTGGAAATCTTCCAGCGAAGCGGCTGCTGATGCCCGCGACCGGCAAGAGGAACTCACAGCTCAATACATTGCGGCAGGTGACGAAGCCTCCACTCTCGTTGCCCGCACCAAAGAGGTAGTCGCTGCCCACAAAGAACTCGTTGGCCCGCTGGAGGATGCCACCGAATCTATGGATGATTTCATGGGTGCGTCGGTTCTGGCCAGCGAACTCATTGACAAGGAAGTCGCCGGGGCGTTCTACGACCTCGGCATAGAGGCCGAAGTTCTGGAGGCCGCTTTGCTGACGGGTTCCGATGCGTTTCAAGAGTTAGAAAAAGAAGCCAAGTCTCTGTCCAACACCGATGAAAAACTTATCGCCAGCCTCCGCAACGCTGAACCCGCCGTCAACGATGTGACCTCAGCGTTGGCTGACCAGTTTGAGGCCGGGGTAATCAGCCGTAAAGAGTTAGAGAAAATGTTGGATGCGTTGGATGAAACCGCCGACGCTCACGACGACCACCGGGAAATGTTGGCGAAAGAAGCCGAAGAGTACCTGAACTCAACCGCTGCGTTGGAGGACTTCGCTGGCATCCTCGGAACTGATGTGGTTGCGTCCCTTATTGACGGGGCGAACGAAACCGGCAACTACGCCGACACCGTTGACTACTTGAGGTTGTTGGTGGAGAACGCCACCGACATTGAAAAAGAACACATCGCTTTAATAAAAGAGGTACAAGAGGAAGCGGCTGAGGCTGACCGTGTGTTTGATCGTTGGATTCCAACGGTGGATGATTTAACTGATTCGCAGTTGGAAGGTGCCGAGGCGGCAGCGGCTGTTGCTGCTGAGTTGGCGAAAGAAAAAGAAGAACTCGATGCCCTAGTTACCGCCATAAGTAAAGCCACCGACGAAACGTTCGCTATGTCGGGTTTACAAGATGCCTTGGCGCAGTCGTCGCGTGATTTGTTTGATGCTCTTTTAGAGTCGGAAACCGGTTTGCTTGGTGTTGGCGAGGCCGCCGAGAATGCTCGTGCTAAGGCTGAAGCGTTCGCTCAGGACTTCGCTGGGGTTATGGCAAAAATGGTTGAGGATCAGGACACCCCGACTGAAATGGCTGGGGCGTTTCTCTCCATGAAAGACGAACTAACTTTGCTAGGGATAGCGGCCGGGAAAACAGAAGAAGAAATGGCGTTGCTGTTTGAGTCTCTTGACAACATCCCGTCCGAAATGGATTCGGTGTTTAGGTTCCAACTTCACATCCAAACAATCACCTCGGGCATGGATGACATACTGGCTTCGCAGTTGCGGGAACAGTTGGCTTCCACCGGGATGCTGGATGGTGCTTTCAGTTTCGCTGGTGCTACCGGCGCAATCGTAAGACAGCCAACGCTTTCTTTGATCGGCGAGGCTGGCCCGGAGGCTGTGGTGCCTTTGTCATCTG